AGAAGGTGATTCTCTTTGTGCCACTCACTGGCACACTGCACATGTTGAGCCGTGAACTTGAAAAACATTGGCCCATCGGTGTAGTGAATGGTGAAGTGTCTGCATCAAAGCGTAATCAGATTTTCCATGACTTCCAGAATTTGAAAGAGCCGCACGTTTTGATTGCTCATCCCGGCACTATGGCGCATGGTCTTACACTAACATCGGCGTCAACAATTATTTGGTACGGGCCAATCAATCAGAACGAACAGTACGTTCAAGCAAACGGTCGCATTGAGCGTATTGGTAAACGACATGTATCCAACGTGATACACATTGAAGCGACCGAGTTGGAACACAAGATGTACGAAAGGCTACGCAACAAACAGAAGTTGCAAGGCTTGTTGTTAGACATGATTAAAGAACAAACAGAGAGGTAACCGTGAGCGTAAACATAGATGAGGTGATCGCCACTTACATGAAGTTGCGCGGTCAGAAAGAAGCCGTTGAAGCCGAGGTCAAAGAAAAAGTTTCTGTGATCAAAGCGAAGATGGAGAAACTAGAAGCATGGATCAAGGAGCAGGCCGACGCACAAGGCGTTACCAGTTTCAAGACCAAGCATGGCACTGCGTTTCTAACCACGACTGACTATGCAAACGTGGCTGATTGGGATGCGCTGCTCAACTTCATTCGTGAGAACGAAGCATTCGATCTTTTCGAGAAGCGCGTCAGTAAGGTCGCTGTGCGTGGATATATTGACCAGACCAAAGCAGTTCCCCCAGGAGTTAATTATGGAACTCGACTGGACGTGAACATCCGTAAACCGACTGCATCCGTGGAGTAAGAGTATGACGAGTATCATTCCTGTAAACATCAAGATTCCCACCCACCTTGCTAACCGCGTGGGTTCACCATCGGCGCTTGCTCAATCACTTACTGGTGGTTTGTCCAGTGGCGGTGGCGAATCCTTCCCGCGCATCAGCATCAAGGGTGCAAGGTTCCGTATCATTGACGGCGACACCGAGACCGTACTTGATTCGACTTCCCTTGAAGTTGTTATTGTTGGCGCTAACCCTCGCCTGTCCAAGACTTGGTATGCCAAGCAGTGGACTCCCGACGCTGAGCCGAGCGCACCTGAGTGTTTCTCGCTCGACGGCATTGGCCCTGACCCGCAGTCAACCAATCCGCAGAACGATCTCTGTGCGTCCTGTCCGCAGAACGCTTGGGGTTCCAAGGTAACTCCGCAGGGTCAGCAGATTAAGGCGTGTGCCGACCAGAAGCGTCTTGCAGTGGTCGCTGCCGACGATGCCAATGGCCCTATCTATCTGCTGCAAGTCACCCCTGCAGCACTGAAAGGATTGAACCAGTACCAGAAAGAACTTTCTGTACGTGGTATCCCGCCAGAGATTGTCAAAACGAAAGTGTCATTTGACACTGACGCATCCTTCCCGAAGTTGAAGTTCAGTTTCGGTGGGTTCTTGGATGAAGAAACGCAGGGTGTTGTTGACGAGTTGTTCGGGTCTGACAAGGTTAAAGATATCACTGGAGAAATCCCCCGCACTCCAGTGTCAGTCCCGAAGATCGCCGCACCTACCAAGGTATCGGTTAAGGCAGTTGAGCCGAAGCCTGAGCCTGTGGTGGAGGAGCCCCCTCCTCCCCCTGCACCTTCCACTAAGCGTGGCTTTGGCGCAGCCAAGGTCGAGGTTAAGCCGAAGGCTACTGCACCCAAGGCCGCTCCTGCCCCTGCCCCTACCGCATCTGCAAGTTCGTTAGCCGACGAGATTGCCGCTCTGGTGGGCGAGGTTTCGGATGACTGAGTTCAACTTCAAATCCGTAGAAACTTTACGCAGGCACATGCTCCTTACAACTGGCAACATGGCTGAGTTGTTCGGGGTCTCCCGCATGACGTACTATGCTTGGGTTAAAGGCAAACCCATCCGTAAGTCCAACGAAGAAAGAGTGCGGCGTGTGCTAAAGCAACTTCTTGCGGTAATGACTCAACACAGTTGGCCCATGCCAGATGTGATTGCAGCCACCCAAAAAGATCGGATGCAGCGTTTAGTTAGTTTGTTGAACAGTTGAATGGTAGCGGGGGGAGCGATCCCCCCGCTATAGCGGGGCGCTATGGACACGTTGAATTTTCTTCAGCGGGTTCTACCATCGGAAGGCTTCTTTGTTACGACTGTCATTAACCCTGACGGTAACAAGCAGGGATTCTTTTCGACTGTAGAAGAACTCGCCAAGGCCGTCATTGGTTTAGACCAACGAGGCAACAACACATATTTTGCCATCTCCAGTTTCTTGGAGAAGGGTAGCCGCAAGCAAGAGAACGTAAGACTTACTAAGGTTCTGGTTCTTGATGTTGACTGCGGCGAAAACAAACCATTCCCTTCATGGAAGGAGGGACTTAAAGCATTGGGTAAGTTCATATCGGATGTGGGCTTACCCAAACCACTCATCGTTCACTCTGGTAACGGACTCCACGTTTACTGGGTGTTAGACCGTGAACTTGCACCAGAAGAATGGAAGCCTCTAGCCGAGGCACTGAAGGCAGCAACGGTAGCAAAAGGGTTCGACGTAGACGCTGGGCTTACTGCCAACAGTGCGCTTGTACTGCGTCCGATAGGAACGCATAACCCGAAGAACGGCAACGAGGTTAAGGTACTTCTGGATGCCGAGCCTACGACTGTAGCCAAGATGCATGTTGCACTGGCGGATCATTTCGTGAGCCACCGCCGTCACACAACCGGTAGTAAGTTAGCACAAGCGTTGAACGTGGACTCCACGTTGCCTCCTGCTAACGCGGTGGTTGTGGCTGCGAAGTGCCAACAGATCGGATGGGCTATCAAGAACCAGAAAGATGTTAGTGAACCCATGTGGTATTCACTCCTTGGCGTTGCGGCGTACACCACAGACCCAGAGGCTACGGCTATCGCTTGGAGTGAGCAGCATCCTGCGTTTGATCCAGATGAAACCATGCGTAAGTTGGAGCAGTGGAAGCGTGTAACCACTGGGCCTGCGACCTGCGCTAAGTTCAGCACTGATCGACCTGATGGCTGTAAAGGCTGTAAGTTCAAAGATAAGATCGGCTCTCCCGTTAGACTTGGTATTCAGTACCAAGAGGTTGCGGCTGCCGCTGATGCTATTGATCCCACATCTACTGAGATACCAGTACCAAAACCGTACAAGCGTACTGCTGACGGGATTAAACTGACTATCGACGACACAGATATTGATGTGTGTAAGTTCGACATTTACCCGGTAGCCTACGGACGCGACGAGACTCTTGGCTATGAGACTGTGCGGTACCACTGGAAGCGACCGCATGTTGGGTGGCAAGAACTTGTCATGCGTCAGGCATATCTGACCGAAGGTAGCCGCGAGTTTCCCATAGCAATTGCCGACCAAGGAATCGTTCTAAACGGCAAACACCAGACAGGATATTTTCAGCATATGCTCCGAGCATACATGGACGAACTACGTCAGCGGCGTACCATGACGAACCTGTATTCCACGATGGGTTGGAAAGAGAACTTCAACCAGTTCGTAATCGGGGACACAATCATTCGCCGTGACGCAGACGGTAGCGTGTCAGAGGATTCAATTACTCTGGCGTCTATCAATGGGAAGTTGGGCCATGATCTTTATGGAACGTCTGGCACGTTGCAGGGATGGGTGGACTTCACCAAGTTGGTAGAGAAGGCGCGTCTCGACACGCATATGTTTGCGCTATGCGTCAGCCTGTCGTCGCCACTGTATGCGTTCACAGGACTCAAGGGACTAACCATTTCACTCTACGGCCCTACCGGTGGCGGTAAGACTCTCGCTCAGTTGTGGATGCAGTCCGTATGGGGTAACCCTGACAAGTTGCATTTCGCTGCTAAGTTCACGCAGAACACATTGTTCAGTCGCATGGGTTTGTATTCCAACATGCCCATGACCATCGACGAAGCAACGATGATGCAGGATAAAGATGTAGGTGATTTCCTGTACTGGGTCAGTCAAGGGCGTGACAAAGCAAGACTCAACCGCAACGCAGAAGAACGTGATGCCAAGACGTTTGCTATGCCTGTGACTGTATCCACCAACAAGTCGATGGCATCGAAGTTGATATCGTCCGGGCTAGACACCGACGCGCAGATGGCAAGATTGCTTGAGGTTAGCGTCCGTCCGAGTCTGCTGTTTACCAAAGACAGCGAAGCAGGAAGAAAGATTAACGACTTTGTTCTGGCCAACCACGGGTATGCAGGTCGAGAGTTTGTAAAGAAGTTATTGGAACTTGGGCCTTCTGCATGCCGGAGCATTATCGCTGACGCAGGTGCAAGTTTTAATTCCAGATATAAGTGCAAGTTCTCTGGTGAAGAACGCTACTGGGAGCAGGCTCTAATCCTTGCAGACTTGGCTGGCAGACTAGCCACTGACTGGGGACTGATTAAGTTTGATCACGTCAAAGGTATTGAATGGGTACTGGCCCAGATGGGTTCGATCCGCAGGACTGTGGCAGAGAACAAGTCCGACGCATTCGACATTCTTGGTGAGTACCTTAACGAGACTGCCTCCAGTGCGCTTACGGTATTCCATCAAGAGAACCAGAAGCCGACCGTGGACTTCAGCAGAGTGCCGCGATCAAGTATCCATGTTCGGTTCGATCTCTACCGCAAGACTGTCGGGGATCATTTCGACCGTGGTGTTGTCATGCTTGACCGCACTCACTTCCGTAAGTGGATGGCTTCGCGTGGCGCCGATTACAAGACTTTCATACAGGAACTTACTGACGAAAGCGTGATCGCTACGCCCAAGTCCCAGAAGGCTTACTTGGGTAAGGACTCTCCAATCAAACTCGGTCAGACCTACGTGGTTGGAGTCAACCTTAATCATCCAAGACTTCAAGGGATACTCGACAAGGAAAGTCAGAACGTGGACGACTTGGCTTTCGGACAGTTACGGGCGATTGCTCAAGAATAAAGCCTGCTCATCCTTGCGGCGCTTTACTAGGCCGGGGAGCACTTTGCCCCCGGCTTTTGTCCATTTAAGAAACTCATTAGCCGCTTCTTCAAACTCACCGCGATTGGTTTTCATCCGCAACCCAGAGCGTTGCAGATTTCCAAGACCCACGTTGAAGGCAAAAGATACGAGGCTATCAAAGACCCCTTGATTACCAAGAGCAGCAGGGCAAAGTCTGGCCACGCCGCGCTCAAAACGCGCAAGGTCTTTAGCAAGGATAGTATCCACTTCGTCCATGGTGATGGTTCTATCCCAACCCTCGGGTATCGGTAGGCTACGCCGTTCATTGAATGGTACGTTTGCATGAGTTGGATCAATGACGTGTCCAACCCCGACCGTCCATAGCAGGGCTGGACACCTGTACGGGCGCATCCTTACGCCCTCATGGTGCTTAATCATTTCAATAGCAGCAGAACTTACTTTCATTACTTCTTAGCGAAAGCCTGCGTACCAAACCAGAATGCAATGATGCTGCTAAGAATCAACATCTCATCGTCGCTGAATACGTTTTCCATTGCCACCGCGAACGGGATGCCCGTAGTGTAGGCGTACCAGACGCCTGCGATATTCAACGCAACTAATTCCAGTACGAAAATGTAAGTAACAACAGGACGCACACTGGCGCGCAGGTTAATCATCCACTGGCTTGCGCCTTTACCAATCTCAATGTCATGCGCGTAGAGTGCCTGCCGTTCTTCGCCTGCCGTCTGCGTCTGGATTTGTTCCAGTTTAATTTCTTCCACTCGGGCTTGCGCGAGAAAGCCTTTCTCAGCCAAAGCAAGTTCGCGTTCCTTCTGTGCGGCAACAAGCGCAAGTTCATGCTTCTTGTCCTGCCGGTCTTGAAAAATGGTCAGAATCTTGGGAAGTCCTCCTGCCAGAAACGACAGGAAGGTAGAGATCATGGTCATCATTTGTTTCGCTCCTCCATCAACTTCACACGCACTTGTAGATCATGGATGTCATCCATTAGGTCATCTTTCAGTTGTTGCCTGCGGGCTGCGCTGATCGGACTATCCGTAGGTGTACCGTCATCCGTAATCAGAATTGGCATCTTACTTTCAATCTCAATCAGCCGATTTTGGAACGACGCAATCTCACTCAGCAGCCAACCCACTGCAGCAAGCAGGACGGGGAATAACATATCTACAATTTTTTGCATGTTCATTTGGATTACTTCTTGTTAATTAGATCAAACAATGACTTAACCTTTTCTTCAAGGACTGCCACGCGCAGGTCAAGTTTAGATAGCACAATGATGAGCGTGATGAGCGCAAGAATCACTGGCCATGCTCTAGTGAATATCTCAAAGACTTCCATAACTCACCTTAATATCCTAAAAGAGTAGCAGCCAAGTCGACATCTTCCTTCGCTGATTTGGGGGCTGATCGAAGGAGTCGCTCACCAGCAGGACGACGGGCTTCTTGCAGTGCCTTGCGGGCGTTGCGTTGGAAGTTATTGATCTCCAATGCTGTGCCTTCTGCACCCTCGTTCCAATCATTTACAGAATCCACGATGGCCTGTGCCTGCTCCATATCTCCACGGATCATTGCCTTGATCCAAGCCTGACGGAATCCAGCACTGACTTCCTTCTGGTAATCAACGATGCGCTTACTGACACGGATCACGCCGTATTCTTCCGCAGCACCAGCGGGGTAGAACCCAAGCAGTCTGGTAAGAATTACAGAAGCATCCATGTCTGGAGAGACAACGTAGCCACGACGATCTACAACTGCACCAGAGTTTACATAGGCAAGCGCGTCACCAAACATACGACCGAGCGTCACTGGGTTCTCGCGCAGCCAATCCTCAAATGTAACTTTCTCTGTGGCTGCAGCCTTGATACCGGTTGCAACGGAATCAATCGTATCCGTAGCCATGGACAGGGCAGGGCCACCAACTTCAGCCAGTTCTCTACCGACGTTAGACCCAGCAAGCAGGATGCCTGTTCCGGGAATGAAGTCACCGAGAGAGACACGACCCGCCAAGTCAGCCGGGAGAATGGCGTTAGCACCACCATTCAGAATGATCTGAGAGGCACCCGGGGCG